GCCATTTCATACAAGCCGTTAGCCCAGCGCATTATGCTATTACCTGTCTGCTATTTTCTGTTCCTGATGATAAGGCTTCTTCGTATCCTATTAAACTTACTCCCTGCCTTGTAAGATTTAGTATCAATGCAAAAGTTTTTTTATAATCCGATGTGTCTATGCGCTGTATAATATCACTTGGATAGATTTTAAGTTGCTCTGCGGCAAGTAGTACTGCTACAGTATTTGCAGCCACACTTGGATTTGTTGGGTTATCAGTTCTGTTCATAAAAAAACTTTTAACTAGTTCAAAATCATTTTCATCAACTATATGGCTTTCACTAAAATATTCTGAAAAATATTGTTTAACATATTCGTCAACATCATCCTTAGGATTAATTACAGGTAAACTGGTGTCTACGGACATTAGGTGCGTCTCCCAAACTCTAAATCAATTCTTTGTTGTAACTCGTCTCTTTCTCTAATAATAAATGCAGGTGTACCTCCTGGAGGATCATTAGCAATTTGACTATTAAGTTGCGCTAATCTGTCTGTTAATTGCTGTTCTTTAGTTGTAAGTTGATTAGTATTAGTTCCTCCTGTGAATAGATTACTTAAAATATCTCCTATATTATTAGGAGACGCCTTAGTCCCGTTTTGCAGGGGTAAAGTTTTAGCACTTCCAATAGGAATATCAGGATTTATACCTGGTGTACGGAATATATTATTAAGTATGCTTGATCCATTGCTTGTAATTGTATTAGGACTAGGATTTGCAGTGCGATCCACACTAGACCTATTCCTGTTTGGAGTAGCCCCTCCAAGTGTTCTACTTCCTTGAGTAGTAGGAACAATAATATCATTAAGAGGATTTTCTCCCCTTAAGATACTACCTAAAATTCGTGTACCATCTTTTTGTAGTACCTCACCTAGGTCTAAATCTTTTGCTTGGTTGAAAATAACAGCTCCGTTAACAACTGCTCCTAATATGTTACCATCGAATAGATCTCTAGCAATACTACCTGCTGTATCTAATAGTCCACCTTGGAATAAAACAGTGTCGTCTACTAATCCGCCTCTGGTACCAAGTGGACTTGGTGTTTTGTCATAATGTATCTCGCCAAATCCTTTAGGATTTATATTATTAACAAAACCTGTGCTATACTTTACAGCTTCATATTCAACAGTCATACTATGTTCCATAAATCCACTTCCTGCATAGGAATGTGTGTCATGATTAAAACTTGTAAGGATAGGATTTATTAATGTGTATTCAGCAAACCGTTTTTGGTACATGGAATAAACTCTCATGTCTTTAAAAAAACGAACATTTCCCTGACTAAGACCCCACTGACCGTTTCTATAACCGGTATATTTGTTTTCTGTATTGTAGATTCCGCTACCAAGAGGATGACTACTATCTCTATAGTAAAAGTTTTGGTATGTGTGTAAGAAACTTCTTATAAGATCTTTCTGGTCATCGTGAAAGGTAACAGTAATAGGTGCATATCTTATTTTGTGCTGACTTTGTGTTTGTTTATTATATTGATTATGGGTTTCTGTTTGTATTTGAAAACTAGGAAGTCCTGTTTGTTTAACTAGCATAGGAATTTCCATTTTCTCTACACTGTTAAACAGCCTTGCTGCTTCTGGTGTAAAATTAAATACCACAGCAAAAAGATGCTGGTATCTAGGCTGTAGTTCATAGTTATTATCTACAAACAACTTAGATGCATGTTTAAAGTCTTTAATCTGATCACCCTTTTCCAGGGCGTTTAGAAATGTATTAACACTAGGCAAGTTAGATCTCCTGTATAGTATTTATCCATAAAAAAAGGCCCTCAATTGAGGACCTTTCCTTTAGTAAATTTAGTTGTTAGCCTGTTACTACTGAACCTATTTCCCTAGCTACTGTAGCACCAACACCATCTCCAATTGGTGTTTGTACAGCATTATCGAAGCGGATAGATGCTGTAATGGTTACGGGCTCTGCACTAGCGTAGTTAAGGTCATTATAGTTAACATTCTGGATGAAACATCCGTATAACTCCCAAGTTTCTAGCACATTAGCAACACTTGCTCCGTTACCACCATCTAGTATTTCAAATCGTGTAATAAACTTATAGTCAATACCTGAAGCTGCACTGGCTTGCTCCATAATATCAAACTGCTTTTGCACTTGCTCGCCTAGTAATCTGCTTACTGCCCCATTTACATCGTCTCTAAAGTTAACTGTAATTGGTTCCCAGTTATGCTTACCAGCAAGGTATACACGCGAGTTGTATACAGGAATTTCCATTTCCTCAAAGTTGATTGTGGGACGAGTAATATCCATTACCTGTTTAGTTAGTTCTGTACGTGGAGTAGACACGCCAAGGTTTTCAAATAACGCACGGAACCGATATTTTAGCTTAGGCATTAACAAGCCTTGTGCGTTAGCTGACTGATCACTGTCTAATGGTACAGTAAATTTTGTTAGTGATGAAACTGACATTTGTCGTGTCTCCTTAATATATTATAATAATATTTATCAGAACCTAGTTAAGAAAAATAGGGGGTCTTTTATAGATCCCCCATTATTTTCTATGTTCTAGGTGCTTTAAACGCTTTGTGCGGCTGCTACATTGCCACTTGCAATCTCACCTGTGTTCTTAAGTCTGATTGGAATGTAAATAAATTCTGCAGCCTTAGTAGGTTCAATTGCTATGTCAACATATAGCTCGTTGCGATCAATTCTGTCATTTGTATTATTTGATTCGTCACAAACAACCAAGTAATCGTAAATGCCACGTTTTGCAACAAGATCGTTCATTAACTGTTCAATCTGTTCTTTAAGCTCGTCCCGTGTAATCTTATCGTTAGGTTCAAAAACAAACCCAATTGCTGTGCTCTGTATTGTTTTACGAAGATAAGCAACTAGTCTGGAAACGTTAATACGATCAAGTGCACTTGTTGATGGTGCTTTTGTTTTATTACCGTAGTTTAAAATTCCATTTCCGTTAAAGAATGTAATTGGATTAATGTTGTTAGCATAAAGTGTATCCCGTAACGACTCACGTACATTATCAGTAACAAATTCACCTGTAGCACTGTTAATAAACCCAATACTACCAGCGTTGTCTACTAAACCTCTTCGTGTACCTGCTGGTGCAAACCATTGAAAGCTCTGATCGTCGCTACGTGCAATTGTACGGAGCATCATATGACTAGCTGGAACTGTAATTGTTTTGCCGCCTAGATCAGTTGTTTGACCTGCAGGATAAAACACACCTAGATAATTGTCACTAGTTACTAATCCATCGTCACCGTTATCTCCTGCGACGTTTGCATTGGTTGCCCAATTTTGTAATGCAGTGCCTGTTGCTGCTAATCTTAGTGGTGCGTCCCCAATAACAAATGCTGTGTTGCGTCTGTCGTTATTTAGGCTTACCATGTTAGCAATTAGCTCTGGATAACCCGGTGCAGCAATAATATTAAAGTCTCTGCTATCTTCCCGAAGATCTTCACTACTATCAATAGCTGATTTCATTGCTGCTGAAACAACTGACCTTACTGCCTTGCGGCCCATGTAAGGACTACCGTCATTTTTGTTACCACTTGATGTTACCCATGCATCCTTTTCTGTGGGAAGTGTTGGGTAAAGTGTAGTATCACTAAAGTTTGTGCGGCTAAAGTAATTACTCTTAAACTGCTTTACATTGTATGAACTACGGCGTGTGTTAAACAACAACATACCACGAGGGTAAATTGCGGGATCAGGACGATCAATATCTAAGTCATCGTCTGTAAGCAAGCTCTTTGTTGTTGGCACTGTACCAGTAACAACATCTGTACTTGTATCTGCCATGTAACGTGCATCCGCGAACAATATACCATCTTCTGTGGTTTGATCTGTGTTATCAATTAATACCCAACGGTTTTCGCTGTCCACTACCTGGTAGCGATAAATTTTTGGATAGTTCTCTAAATCGCTAGAGTCTAACCATAAATCTCCTACTACAAGTGATGTTTCATCACTTTGTGTAGTAGGCTCAGTTGCACTAATAATTACGCCATCTGGACTTGTATTACTTAGGTTATGTCCACGTGCATCACTAGTAACATTTTGATAACCTTTCCAGGTTGTGCCATTGTGTATCATAATGTCAACATCAAATCCTCCATGGTACCAATAGGTATCAGTGCTGGGATCGGAACTTGGTGCACTAGTGCTGATTGTATAAGTTGGCGCAACCCAGTTACTAACAATAAGGTCACTACTATTACCTGCACGGACTTGCCCTGAAGTTAGTGTAGTAACAATACCTGCGTCTGTTAATGGAGTACCACTTGTATTTTTAAGAACTAATACACCGCCTAATGCATGTTTAATTGTAATAAATCCGTCAGTTGTTACTTCTGCGCTTACATTTGCTACGTTTGCACCGTTAATATCACTGGCCATATTGGCAAGTCCAGTTCCTGATAATGTAACAGTTGTTGCACTTGTAAGTGTAGTGCTATTAGCTGCACTTGCCTGAATAGTAAACGAGTTACCACCAGTAAGCGGAGTTGCACTATTAATATTACCAGTTACTTCCAAAATACCTGTTGCATATCTGCGGAACAATTTATAAGTGACTGTATCATTTTCAGTAACATCAAATTGTGTGTAGTATGTTCCTACTGCAATTGCTTTACCACCTGTTGAGTCTAAATTCTTTAAAGCTGTTTGATCATTCTCATATAGTGGAGCAGTTGTGGCTGTAAATGCTGATGTAGTGCTATCATAAACACTTAAATCCAAACTAGCACCTAGGTTACTTGTGGTTGTTTTA